CCGCCTTCTGCTCGGCCAAGGTCAGCGTCAAGAACTCCTCGTTCTCCGACAAAGCCTCCTTAATCAAGGACTCCAACTCAAAGTGCATTATCGCCTTCCACTTGGGGGCAATGCCCGAAGCAACCAATGCCAAGACATCCCTCGTTTCAAGATTGAAGAAGGGGTCAACCTGGACGCTCAACTTCATTATCGCACTCTTCTCCTCCTGGATGGGGAAGCGAGTGTCAAGGTATTGCTGGGCCAACATCGCCTTGGAAAAGGTCGGGGCCAACTTAATCTCTGCGGTCAACTCCGCATCGGTGCGCATCTCAAAGTTCTGCGGATAGCGAACCGCAGGCATCTTCCAAGCGTCCCCATAACGCATCCTGCCAATCGTGTCCATAGCGAACTCGTAATCGGCAAAGATGGTGTTGGCAAAGCGGAGCAGGAAGGAATACAGTTCCTCACGGTCAATGGCCTTACCGGTGGCGGTCTCACGGCCCGAAATCTTCTCGTTGTTCATTACATCAATGGACAACAACTCAAAGGCCATCTGGATATTGGTAATGACTTGCTTGTTTAGGAAGTCAAGGATTTGCGGATCCAACTCAATGAACCCAGCAGGAGGGATGTTCACCTTGGTCTCCACCTCGGTCGTGAAGCGGTTCGGGGTCTGCACCTGGTACACAGACATCGGCCCGAACATCCGCTTCGTGCCAGAGCCTCCGCAATTAGAGCAGGCAATGGCCACTTTCTCCTCAAAGCCTAATGCCTCCTCAATCTGCCCAGACCCATTGCACTTATCGCACTCATCCACATATTCCCACTTCTGCAAGAAAGCGTGGCTGAACTTGGACATCTGCAAGGTGCTGAAGTCGCACACGGCTTGGTCCAAGGCAGGGATGGCAGGGGTGTAGAAGGATTGAAAATAGTAATCGCCGTGTTCCTGCACCGAAATGCCTCCGAGTCTTGTGCAAGGCAAATAGCCAAGGTTGTGGCGATAGTAAAGGCCAATCTCAAACTCGTAATCGCCCTTCTTGCCGATTTGCTTGGCTATCTGAATCTCGTTCTTGTCAAAGATGTAGAAGACCAACCCATCATCCGTCTTGGTACGGCCATGCTCAACCTCGGAGCCGTAATCAGCCTTTAGGAAGGCATACTCGCCCTCCTTCCATCCCCACACTCGCTTGGAGTGAAAGCAATGGGCCACAGGCGTGGTTTCAACGGTATCGTTGAAGGTGCCGTCCTCAAAGTATTGGAGGTCGGTAGGCATAACGGCCAAGACCGCATTGGGGTCGGTCAAGGTCATAAAGCTCACAATCTGTTGGAAATAGTTCTCCAATGAGCCAAAGCGAGGATAGTCCTCGTTGAAATACCTTTCCTGGGAAGCGTCCTCAAAGCGAACCTCGTAATTCTGCCGATTCCACACTCGCCCAGCGATGTTTACGGCCTTATGGAAATAAGGCACCGTGATGGGCTTGTAGATGTTCTTCCGATAATTGAACTCGTGAGGGAGTTCGTTGGGGGCTTTCTCCCGGAACAACTTTTCGGGGAAGGCATCGTAATCGGAGTGGATCCGAAGCCTCATCTCCATCTCCACGCAAGACTGATAGGTCGGGTAGAAATCGGGGATGTAAAACTTGTCAGACTTTTTTTTAACCTCGTACTTCTTGTACTCCGTTATGATTTTGTCTAACAGGGGGAGAATTTCCTCTGTTGTCATGGCTATCGCTTTTTACCGCCTCTGCATTTGCACATTGGGAATGGTTTTGTCCTCAAAATTAAGGTATAATTCGGGATTTGCGAATGCCAATAAACGCCAGCGAATTAATGAATCAAGGTGTAAACATCGTCATGCCCAAGGCTTTTGTGGAAGCGATAGCCCTTCCTACTCAAGAAAGACTCAATCTTCTCCCTTGATTCATAGCCGTTGTTTTCTATCAAGAAAATGCTTATTTCGGTCTTGCTGAAATCAATGCCTTCAAGGACCTCGTACTCTGAACCCTCCGTGTCAAGGGAGCAAAAGTCAAATTGATAAAGTTCGCATTCGTCCAATATGTCCTGGACCGTTCTAACGGACACGGTGACATCTACGACTTGGGCATTTGACTCATTGGCTTCCCTATGAATCCTGTCAAGATGCTTTTCGTGTAAGCTTTGCTTTAGACCCGAAATCATATTCAGGCCGTGATACCCTCCCAATATCTTGGTAAATTGAGCCGTGCCAAAGTAATTGGAAACCGCCACATTGAAGAAGTCATTCTTGTCGCTGCGATTGGCCACCAATTTAGCGTATTCCTCCTCCATAGGCTCAATTAAAACGCCCGTCCAACCTCTTTGAGTTTCAAAGAAATAGCTATTTGAAAGGTCAACCCCATTGTGGCTCCCTATGTCCAAATAACGGCCATTGCGCTTTCCGCCAAGAAAATTGTCAACGAACTCGTCCTGCCCTACTTGTGAGTGATACATATTTTGATTCTTTAGATTACCACCACATCTTCACCTCAACTCCACGGACTTTGATTTGGTGAACCAAGTAGTCAATGGTTTTTTGACATTCCTCGGCAATGTTTATCGGATGAAACTCAACGAAAAGGGTGTTAATCTTAGCAATCTCGCCCGTTTCAATCAAATGCCTCAACACGAAAAACTCGCTTCCCTCAATGTCCATCTTGCAGTAAATCAAATCATCTTTGGAGAACTTGCCCAGGAATTTGGAAAAGTCAATGCTCTTGACTTTTACTTGCGTATCATATCCGGCATGAACAAAGCCAGTTTCGCTTACTGAAGAACCCCATCCGTCAATGTCAGAAGCCCCGTCTGTCGGCGAGTTGCTCCCGCTTTTCTTGTGGTTCTCTTGGTTGAACTGAACATAACCGTCCTTTACCCAAACGGCTACATTGTGGCATTTGACCTTGATAGGCAAATCCTTGACTCTCTCGCCTATGTTGCAGGCAGGATTGGCCTCAAAGGTGTGTACCTCAAAGGAATTGTCTATAAGGCCGTTTGCGATAAAGTGATTCAGCCCCTCGCAAAGGTGCGTTCCGCAATCAAGAAATACTTTTTTCACTATAAATGTGGTTTTTTATCTTTGAGTAAATCGTGTATTCACTCGCATACTTATGAACCCAATCGTTCATTTGGGGCAGAAGCGAATCGTAATCAACCGAAGACACGATGCGTTCAATCTCGGCCTTTGCAAAGGATGCGTTGCCATAAGATTCAAGGCGAATGGCGAAAGGGATATGCTCGTGGATGTTTCTGGCACCCACATAAATAGGGATGGTTCTACATAGAACAGCGTCAATAATCTTGTCGGAGATGTAATCGTCCCAAATGCCGTTCTCCATACATACCGAGAACTTGTATGGAATCAGCCCATCGGCCTTGTTGCCAAGTTCGCCCTGGCATCCCCTTACATTCAGGCCACGGCCATAAACATCAACCCATCCGCAAGAGGCAAGTTCCTTGGCTATCTTATATCTAAAGAGGTAAAATCCGTGGGCGATGTTGCTCGTCACCATACTTGCAACCCTTCGCTTCTCAAAGCCGTCAAGATAATCCGACAAAGGCCCATCCATATGGTAAAACATACCGCAAGGGAAGCCAACCAAGTTGCCCTCAATTCCATAGGCTTGTGGCTCCGTACAAGTGTAAACAACGGAGCAATAGGACCCAATGCCCCGGTCAAAGAAATCGTGGTCTGGTGGCTCTTGGATGAAGCCTATGACTCGTTCCTTGGGAACACGAGGCTCGGCTCCTCTTTTGTCGTTGAATACCACGAGCCAATCGTAAGAATCGTCATCAACGAAGGTGATACCATCGGCCTCGCTCCACAATGACTGCTCCATAATCCTGCGGTTCAAAGACGCAGAATCGGTCCAATTACATATCGCTCTTACTTTAATGCTCATGGGATGCAACTTACAAATGCCCTCTTAGAACGCTCCCAATTATCATCGTTTGTCTTCCAGATGTTCTTGTTCGCATAGAACCTGACCCTATCCTCGTCATCGTGCTTAATGGTTTGCAGGCCGTTATGAAAAGGCCGTTGCTCAAACCCAAGACCCTCCACCCGAAAATAAAAATCAACATCATCAATACCCCAGCCATCCACTATCTCGTTGTAGCCCTTGGCCCGGTAAAACAACTCCTTCCAAATCATACAGCATCCTGTTCCATCGCCATACCCCCAGCCCGTAACGAATGTCCCTCCCTCCATAACCTTGATTTTGTGGTAGTTAAGGAATGCAGAGTTGGTCATCAAGGCATCGGCATCCATAAAAACAAAGGTGTCGGCCTTCTCGGAGGCAGCCAAGGCACCGATGTTTCTTGCGTGGCTAAGATTAAAGCCTTCGGCCTCGTGCCTTACCGCACGGACTCGTGGGTCGTTCAGCTCCTCAACATAATCGGCACTCTTATCGGGGTCCCCATAGTCCACCACGATAATCTCGTAATTGTCACCCTCCTGGGCGAGCCAGGTCGGTAACGTTTCTTCCAAATGGTGCATACGGCCTTTGCAAGTCGTAATCACCGAGATGAATCCGCTCATTTCCATCGTATCAGCTGCTTTTGTTGTGCTGCGTGCTTTTGCCTTACAAGTGTATGCCACTTGTATTCGTGCGTCATCCCGAATCTCGCATGATACTCTCCAAGCAGGGCGCAAGAATGCTCCCAGGCAGAATCGTGGGAGAACCCAGGGCCACCATAAAGTCCGAGAATGTAATAGTTCTCCATCATCCAAGGAATAATCTTGGGCGATAAAGCATTTCGGTATTGGAAGTAAACGGGATTCTCGCCACAAAAGGGGTCAATCTTGTATTGGGCGCAGGCGATGTTGAAGGCAAGCTCATCAGGGTAAGTGCCTCCCCAAGGCATTTTAAGCCTATCTATCGGTATGCCATTGTCAATGTTGTCCCTTACTTGCTCAAAGAACTCCGTGAGCTTCTCGCCCTTGCGAAGGAACATAAACGAACTGTTTATGGCCACAACCTCGGCATCATCGTCAAGCTTGTGGAACTCCCAAATGGTATCAAGGGTGGCCCATTGCATCGCAGGGAAATCGGCTCCGTCCCTTTTTAGGTTGCCCTTGGGCGTTCCTCCTTTTGGGTCATCCCAAGACGCTACCTGGGAATAGAAATAACCGCTCTCTGGCAACGCAAGGAGCATATCAATCAGCGGTTGCAGGGATTTGAGTGCAACGCCATCCGTGTCAAAGTATAGGTTGTTGTCAAAGGCCATATACTTGTCCATCCTCGTCTTGGCTCTGCCAGGGCTGAAACCATAGCCCGAATACAAGTCATCTTGCTCAATGATGGTGATAATGTCAAAGACCCAATAATTGTGGGGAATCAACATATTCCTTTTGTCGCATATCAACTGAATGGGGAGGTCTCTGTCAAAAGCCTTCACCGATATTGCAAAGTTGTAGGCCATTTCGTGATAGGCTGACTTTCCAAAAGCCATAATCACTATCCCTGTGGTTTTTTCACTCATCTGTGCAAAGGTAAAAAAAAATCCCCGACCAAAGGCCGAGGATTCAAAAAAACCAAACCGAAACTTAAACTCCGAAGATAGAGGATGCGTTGGAAGGCGCATCAACTTTCTTGGGTAATTGGTCTGGGCCGAGCGAAGCACGGGCCGTACAGTTGAACATCTGAAGCTCCTTGTTGGAGGCAGGGACATTAACCGGCAGGCACACATAATTCACGGGCTGGGTGATGAACATCACCTCATCGGAGCCACACAGGTACAGAATCAATCCCGTTACACGCTTGTTGAGTGCGCTATAAAAGGCAATGGTTCCATCGGTTGTGTTGGCATCCATCCAGGTAGCGGTAAAGTCAAAGCCCGCTAAAAGGCTCTGAGGGCCGCAACCAACGGGGTTGTCAACGTCAACGGGGGAGGCATCGGGTACCGTTCCACGAACATTCTTGATAATTTTGAGGTCTCCAGCAGCGATAGCGGTGGTGTATTTTGCTGCGGTGCTGAAGTCAGCGTCCGTTGCAAAAGTAGTGCCAGGGCCAAATGCGTCCTCCTCAAGAATACCAATCGCAGAGATACCGCCACGCTTGTAATCCCCACAAAGTACGAGTTCGTGGTCTGGCAAAGCAGTACAGCCGTATTCTAAATAAGCCATTTTGTTAAAAATTAAAGGATTTCAATCTCGTCATTTATTGGCAGACAGGCCACAACGCACGATGTAATTGCAAAGATAATCATTCAAATGTAAAATCAAACGACTCATCAAACACGCCTTCGCTTGGCTCGGTAGGCTCGCCCGGAACAGGAGGGCCATAAGTTCCGTAAGGATTGTATGGCAAAATCTCCCTTTCGTCTTCGCCAAAGTCTTGACCCGTAAACCCAACACAACAAAGTTCCTTGCGGAGGTCTTGCTCCTTAACCTCTATCTCCAACATTGCAGGGGCCACAAGCCTCGTGCGAATCCAAGTAGGGGAGTAAGTCTCCGACCTCGTGAAGTAATAAGCATCCGAATTGCCATCGTTGATATAGAAGAAATCGTGCCTGCAAGCCAATCGCATAAAGTTGTGAACCCACTTGGGAGAGAAGTTCACGACCATCTCCATAAACTCACGGCTCTCCGCATACACGACCCGCTTCTTTCCACGGCTATCTTGATAGGTTATCGTTTCGCCATCGTATTGTGGGTTCCTCAGTTCGCCATAGACCCTCGTAAGGTGCAACCACTCGGTAACGCCCAAGTCCTCGGAAACGGTTGGGTAGGTGAAGCCAAAAGCACACGCCTGCTTATTTGCGGAGGTTTCCTGACCGGCACCAATCCTCAGCGTGTTGCAGGGGTCTGTTATCCACTTGTACGGCTCGGTGATGCAGAAATCAAGCGATTCATTGGCAAGGCTTGAATCATCCGCATCAAAGCAATAGTCCTTCGTAATCAAAATCCGAAAGCACTCTTGAGGGTCGTAATTCAAATCGGCTCTTCGGGTTTCAAAGTGGAAATACTCGTAAAGAGCATTCGCTATGATGGGATAGAAAGGCCCAACACCCGAAAGGTCCTGCGACATCCTCACGCTATCCACCACGGTCTTGAATACCGAAGAAAGGTTCAGCCTAACGGTCGGGATAAGGACGGGCGTGTAGGCGGTGAGCCTTGATACGGACACATTGGAAATGGTGTACGAAAATCCAAGGGTCGGCAAGCCTTGGATGCTCAACTTGGCAAAAGTATTCCAAGAGGATGTTGTCCGATAGTAGAACGAATGGTCTCCAGGCTCAAGGATTCTGCCCAAATTGACGGAAAAGCCCGAATTGTCACGAGCGAAAACATCAATGCCGCTTGAAACAAACCCTGCTCCGTATGCCTCAACGGTTAGCGAAATCCGATAAACGGTATTCGGTTGATTCATTACCGCATTGGTTGTCTCAAGTGCTTGCCTGGATGAGAGCAATGCCAAAGAGGATATTCCACTAAAAATAGCCCAGGTATAGCTGAATGTCGCTTTTTCGTATGTCGCACCGCTTAGGGAAAACGCACAAAAAGCAGTAGTCCACCCATCCGCAACGTACCTCACATTCGTCCCAATAGCATAGGGAACAAACGCATTGGATGTACTCGTAAGGAGTTCAAAGTCGGAGTTGAAAGCGTATTGCCCGCAGAAAGGGTCATCCACTTGGAAGCTCAACAATTCGGCCTTGTAATCGTCCTGGCCAAGCATAAGGCTTTCCATTCTCGCCTTAAACAAGTCCTCGCAAGGGCCATAAGGGACAACGGTTAGCGCAGGGATAGCGTTTTGGCTATCGGCCCTCGTGTTCATCTCGGCCCAATAGTCTATGGCCTCAAGGAGAACGGGTTGTTGGTATTCCCCCGTCTTGCAAGAGTCGCAATTCAACTCATCGGGCGTGAAACAAAAGACCTCAATATCATCAATGTCAAAACGGACATAAGGCTCCGGGCCAAGGGACTGAATGAAGAAGTTGGTGGATCCGTTCGGAGACAACGATGAAGTGGCCCCAAGGGGATTCAAAATAACGGGCAGGGAATACGAGCCATTGCCCGTTATGTTCACCGTGCTTAGACCCTGAGCAATAGCGGCCCCGTAGGTAATGGACTTGCTATTGTAGGAAAAATTGGACACATTGAACCGCACAATGCCGTAATCGCACTGATTTCGTATGCCGAAATCCACAAAAACTGTGGCGTTGGGCGTATCAACAAGGGATAGGAACTCGTTGTAAATAACCGCCTCGCAAGAGATGTCCTCAAGGCCAGATATTTCGTAAAAATCGCTCTTTGAGCTTTGAGTGCAAGCCCCCCCAAAGTCAAAGGGGGTCGATGTAAACGCCCCATCCTGAATAGACCTTGAGTTGTATCGCTCCCAAGGGGTCTGCTGAAAAAGGCTTGGGCTAAATGGGTAATTGGGCGAATAGTATTGGTCGGTCAGCGGTATGGCCCCATCGCTAACGGCCCGACTTGTATAGATACTCCAAACACTCGCACCGCTACGGCCACCCCAAAAGGTAAGCTTTGAGTCAGCCAAGAATGCCGCCGAACCCTCAATGTCGTAATAGTTGGCATTGGTCAATGCGTCATACGGAGCGACATTCTGCGTTGAAGACGATGGAACGCATACCATTGGTTGATTTGGTGTAATCATTCGGTCAGAAGTTCAAAGTTAGTCATTCCCGTCTTAATGGAGAAAGAAATCTTCTTGATCCACGCCTTGCGGCCATCGCAAAGGATATAGCCAAAAGGGTTGTCAATAATGTCGTTTAATTGAGCGGTTGTGATTGGGTACTCAAAAGACAACTCATTCTTCATATCCGTGTCAATGCCGCTTATGTTCCACCAAGGGAAGGTGTTGTTGGTCTTTGGTATCTTTCTCCCAGATAGTGAGTACCCATTCCTTGTCTTGTTAACGTGGTTCCTTGCGACAAAGTGGTTAATAACCGAAAAGCAGGTTTCCGCATCGTTATTAAAGGTAATTGTGGCAGGAGGGACTTGCTGTCCTGCCATATTGTATGTTGCCGTGACACCAAGTCTTTTTACGGGATAAAAGGCGATATTGTTGGGGTAACTCGTGGATGATGGCAGCTTCTCGGCCATATAGATGCTCTCATCCGAAATGTTGTCCGACAAGTAGGATGTGTCACTCCAATTAGCGGGGTAAAATGTTGAAGTCGCATTCAGCGAACTATCCGAGCAAGAATCGGTCGTGAAGCCAATGCCCTGATGCAAATAGAAATTCGTGCGTGAACCGGTAAGGCCCGTTTGCAAGGCCGAAAAAACAAAGGTGTCTCCCCTTTTGAACAGCAGGTCCTTAATGTCCTCAAGTTCAAATATCTGCGTTGAGATGTTAAAGGTTTCGGGTTCTGGCTCTACTTGTATGGTGTATGTTCCGTCTGAATTTCTCTTGGGGATAATACACAAATTGAAAAGCGAGTAAACACCCGTGCTTAAATCGTTGAAGGATACGTTCATCAATTCTTCCCGACCTTCAAACGGAGGGCTTACAAGCGGGTTGGCAGAAGCGTTCTTCGGGCCAGACTTCAATATGTTCCCAGAGGTAAACACGAAATTGTGCGCTCCGTAATTAAACTGTGTCTGAATCGTCAAATTGCTTGGGGAAGGGCTTACGGCTGTAAAGTTTATGCTGCTCATAAAGCTTACGCCTGTGGTCTTGTTGTAAAAGTCCAAGCAAGTTATGGACTGAACATTCCAAGGGAATATCAAAACGATTGGCATTCCGCTTGGATATGCCTGTCCTGCGTTGTTTACATTGTCAGGAACAATAACGCCAATAGGCAAATCGCCCCTGTTAACGGCGTTCCTGTTAAAAACATACACATCGGGCCAAGAAGGTGCGTCTATGTTAAATGTCCTTGAAGAGTTTAAGGCTATCGCAAGGTTTCTCCCAATATCCCTCTTGGTGATATTCCCTAACACAGTGCTGTCTATGCCTGGAAGATTTATCGTTTCCTCTACAATTACATCATCGCCAAAAATATCGCCCGATATTTTAATCTTAATAACGTACTCGTCAAATTGCGCACTTGGAGGATAATATAGAGGGATAGAAACAAATGGTTTGATGTCAAGAACAACGCTCCAAGTGTCGGGCGTATAAGTGTATGCGCTGTTTGATAAATAGCTACTTGTCGCATTACACTTTCCATCCGTAATGTACTTGAGAACGTAATCGGTGGTTTCAAGTATCTTGAACCATCGCTTGTTTATTAGCGTTGGTGTATTGGTTGATAAATCATAATACGGGGTCGTTGTTAACGCCCCTATGTCTGAAAGCGAAACGCCGCCATCGGCAGGAGAAGACATACTCTTGCCCCCATTTACGGGAACCTTGGTTTCATTGAATCTTGTAATCCTTCCGATAATTGAATCGTCCTCAATAGAGCAAGATATGGTGCATTTCTCAAGGTTAACCTCCAGGTCATCAACATAAATAATCCCCTTGAAATCCAAGCCGCCTTCGCATTGTTGAACTATCGTGATAGGAACGGTCTTGCATACGGCATCCGAATTAAAGTACGAGTAAAGAATGTCATACCCATCGCCCCAAAATGTAACCTCCGATATAAAGGTGTTGAATATGCCTGGGTTTTGGCTATCTCTGTAAACCTCCACAGAGGCATCCAGCAAGTCCATCGGCTCGTTCTTCAATACAACGCCATCAAGCGTTACGACATAGCTCATTTGAATCTCCTTCTGTTTATGACCTTTTCGGTCGTGTTTCGCCTTGACATCGCTTTAGCAAGTTCGTCCACGTTCTTTATCGCAACTTTCCTGTTCTGCTTTAACAAATGCGCTAACTCTGCGGTCTGAAGGTCAAACGAGTTGGTCAAGTTTTCAGCAAACGAATTGCCTACGGCTGAAGAAACATTTTGACTCCCCATTGCATCAATGTATCGCTTGGAAACAAACTCCTCAAAGTTATTGTCCCGGATGGCTTGAAGGACGGGCTTGTACCGCTTGGTCTCGTCTGCGGTCATTACCGACTCGCCACGAGAGAGCCTTGCAGGAATGCTGTCGGATGTGCCGGTGCCAGGGCCGTTAATGTCAATCACCCCATCTTTGAACCCCGGAAACTGTTGGGACTGAATGGCGGCAATTTGAGCGGCAAGCGTTGCCGTAATCAAAGCGGCCTGCCAATACTTTTGTTGAGCAATGGCCTTAACGATACCCGAAGCCGCATTAATGGTGGCCTCCAATGTGGCAACCTTCTTCTCTTGCTCAAACCTCTTCTTTTCAAGCTCAAGAGACTTCCTGTTGTATTCCTCCTCGCTAATCAACTTTTGGTCAAGCTGCTCTTTCAACAATATCGCCTCGTTGTTCAAAAGCGTTGACTGATACCCGGCAACCGCAGAATACAGCCCTCCAATATCATCTATAACCTCTCCGACTTGGTTTAGGTCAAGGCTTGATATGGCTTTCTTTCCTGCTTGTTCAACGCCCGAAAGGGCTTTGGCTAATTGGGCCAAGGCTTCAAAGTCACCCGTTTTAGACATCGCCTCTTTGATGTCGTTAGCCATTGCCTCAAACTGTTGCTTCACAATGGCCCTTCTCCGTCTGTATGTGTCTAATTGGGTTTTCTCAATAAGGTCATTGGCCTTTTGAATCAACTCAACTATTTTCTCGTTGGATGCAACGGAGTCATCAACGATTTCCTTGTTTATGTTTTTGAGTTGGTTTTTAAGCTCCTCGTTAATAAGGGCTATTTTTGCCGCCTTCAACTTCTCGGAATCGGTGGATATTCTCACCTTAAACTTTTCAAGCTCGGAAACCTGCAAGGCCAACCATTGCTCAGCATTCGCTCTCGCTTGCGTTCCCTTTTCCGTGGTTTCAACGAGATTCTTAGCGGTAACGATGGCTAACTCAAGCTCATCCTCCCTTATTTTTTTAATCTCTTTGTCTAACCGCTGAAGGGCCTCAACCGATGGGACATAGACTCCTTCCTCAATGACCTCGGCAACATTCGGGTCAAATGAGCCAATCATCTTTAGGTATTTCTCCGTTTGCTTGTTAAGCTCCGCAATTCTTAAAGCCCTTTCGTTTGGCTTATCCCTTAATTCAATTTTGGCAAGGTTTTTTTCGGCATCAATGACATTCAAGAGTTGCCTATAATAATCAGCCATCCCTTCGGTAGTGGCTAAGAGCTTTGTCTTCTCAAGGGCTATAAGTTCCTTGGCGGCGGCGATTTCGGCTTTCCTTGCGTCTAAGGCGGCTTTTTCTTCTGCCTCTTTATTGTCTTGGAACGAGCTTTCCGCTTGGGTTTGCATCTTGTTCAATTCGGACAAGACCAAACGGGCATTTTCCAAGCGAGTCTCTCTTTGGAGCATCTCTTGTTCAGTTAGGTCTTTAGTGGTTTTTGCCATTTCCTGCCTCAACAATCGTCCTTGGGCTTGAATGGCTTTCGTGAAACTTCCATCGTTCAGTTCTAAAAAACGATTTGCCACGCTTTTAATATATCTGTCTCTTATCTTGTTGGCAAGATCCTCCATCCTTTGAATTTCGGCCTCTCTTTCCCTAAGTATTTGTGCTGTCTGCGCAAGGCTTCTATCAAGGCCAAAAAATCCCGCAAATGGAAGATTTGGAAGAAGATGTAATAATATCTCTCCAAACTTTTGATATGTCGGCATATTTGACCTCATTACAACGGCAATATTGTCAACATAATCCGCAATGAAATTTGTCCCCTTAGCAACAAATTGCGCATCCAAGATGGTCAACTTCAAAGATTCAAAAGCGTTATTTAAACGATTTATAGCCGCATCAAGGCTTTTCATCTTGGCCTCAACCGCAGGGGAGAAGGTTTCTTCCAACACCTTTGAAAACTCAGGCAAAATCTCAGCAGACATAATCTTACCGCTCTCCAACAGCTTGTTGAACATAGCGTTGGTAACGTTCACTTCGGGGTGAAGCCTTTGATACGCTTCGGCCATTAAATCGGATGCACCTGGGAGCGATTCACCCAACTGCCTCCTTAATTCTTCCGCAGAAACCACGCCCTTGGAAAGCATTTGTTGCAAGGCGTAAAACGACCTGCTTGTCTGAAGGCTATTCGCACCGGCACCCCTCAACGATACCGCAACTCTTTTAAATATGGTTTCAGAGTCTTCAGAAGAAAAGCCAGCCATCTTTGCGGCTATACCAAAGGTTGAGAAGGCATTGGCCGTTTCCTTCACATCAAGACCAAGCCTAATGGATAGGTTTCGCAATCTTTCAAAACCCGCTTCGCCTCGGTCAGTCGTGTCAAAAACGAAATTCATTCGGTTTTGAATCATCTCAAACTCACGCTCAAGCTGTATTAACTCTTTGGCAAATTTTATAATTCTATCAACAACAAAAGCCGCACTTATGGCTTTTCCAATTCCAACAATCTTAGCATCAAATCCCGAAATCTCCTTGCCAGCATTATTGACCGCCGAACCCATCCGGGACACATTGTTGGTCGTGTTGTTCAGTTGGGCATTGACCTGGGTGAGGTTCGTGTTCACCTGGGCCAAGACATTGACCGTGGTGTTGAACGAGTTGTTGATGTTGTTAATCGTACTCAGCCCTTGGGCCGAGGCGATGTTGGAAAGGGCTTTAGCAGCAGCGGTGGCGTAGGCCGATAGTTCTTTGTTCTTAGCGATAAGCTCGTCAAGCTTTCGCTTCATATCGTCTATATTCGCATCGTAACTTACCGATATTTTATCAGCCATTGGTGTCTTGTTTAGCTTTGCGTTGCCTTTCCTCCTGGAAATGCTTGAGCAAAGTTAAGACATCCTCAACGGATGTTTTCATATACTCCTTGTAGAGGAATATATCGCCCCTCGCTAAGAAAACGAAGAACTCACGCCAATTTAAGTCGTTGAGGTAGAGTTCCGAGCCGAGATTTCGGATTTCAGGAGTTCCCTCGTCTGCTCCAGCCGGGAGGAGGCCATCTCCCAGAAGATTGTCCAATCTTCTTCTAAATGTTCTATATTGGGAAAGAACTGACTCAGCCCGGCTAAAACGAAAAAATCGTACAACTCCTTGCCCTTGTACGCTTCCCTAAACGCCTCCACCTTCTTCTGCTCAAACTCGTTGTTCCACTCGCCTGGGTTTTGGTCTTCACGGATCAACACCGCTCCGGCCAACTCCATCATCACTTCGGGGTGAACGAGCATATCCTTCCTCCTGCGCATCTCCCCGACAAGGAAGCCAATCTGCGCCAAGTTCTTCACGGCGGTGCCATCCACGGCCTTGTTCAAGGCTCCCTCCATATTCTCCAGGAAGATGTCAAGCTCTTCCCTTGAAACCATCCGCTGCAACTGAATCACGAGGTCTTGGATGCGTCCCATTCGGTCAATGGGGATGTCAAAGATGTTCTGGTAAATGAAATACCGGTGGCCCTGGCAGGTCAACGCAAACTTCAAGCCACGCATCTTGTCAGGCTTGTAGGTATCGTCCCACACCATTTGGGTCAGCTCCTTCTTGAAAAGCTTGTAAACGAGTTTGTGTATCACGAGAGTTTAATGAGGATGAAATTGAGGCTTACGCCCACGAGCATCACGACACCCATTTGCAGGAGGTCAAAGCCCATCAGCGGAGCGGTTACAAGGTAGAAGATGCCTCCCCATACCGAAGCCATACAACCCACGCACCCGTAAATAGGTTTGTGAAGGTTGGGAAACTTATGCGGGGGGATGGTTTTCTTGAACCACTTGCCCACCTTGCCGAGGAGTTGTTCCTCCTCAAGCATAATGGACAGCGATACGGTCATCAGGCTTATGACTAAAGCCCGTGCCAGCGTGTCAAGAGATGTCATTTCTTCTTCTCAAAGGTCATCCAAAGGACGCTCACGAGAGAAATGGTCGCACCAACGATTTCGGCAACGGACGATTCGTCCAAATAGCCTTTCGCAGCGAGCAAACCGCCAGCGAAGGTCAATGCGTGGCGAAGGAGGGGGAGAATTAGGTTTTTCATGGGATTGGGTTTAGATGGGGTGATGTTGTACTTTGGCAAAGAAAACCGCAAGGATTCGGGCAATGCAAACACGCAAGGGGCGTGTCGTTCTTTTTTGGTCATCATGGCTTAGGGGACGATGTATTTGAATTGAAAGGAAAAGCAAGATTCGGGAGTCGTGTAGGTCGGAGGAAGGGTCAGCGGTAACTCATCGCCGTCCAGGTTGGGCGAGGGACCGCCGGTGTAACTCGCATAAGCCCGCACCTCGTAGGTTCGGCCAATGGCGAAATACGCTTGGAGGTCATCAATCGTGGAGTTGGGGATGGTAATCGCTCCCGACACGGGCGTGGCCATCGTGAAACGGAAGGGGCGGTCAAGGGTCACATCGGTAATCACAACGGTAACAGCGGTGCTTGGCGTGGTATAGCCAATCACAACGCTATCGGCGCAGATGTCAAAGGTGCCAATATCGGGGCAGTCGGTGCATTCAAGACAACTCATCGGCTTGGTTGGGTTTTAAGTTCGGGGACAAAATTGTTGTTAAAGTGTGTGTAACCGCTCTTTTTGAGGTGTTTAAGGTACCATTCGCTCAAGAAGCTGTTGCAAAGATACCGAAAACAGTCGGCAAAGTCGGACTGTTGGGTAATGATGTATCTGTT